GCCTATGGATTGGAGAATAGAAATGTATTTTATGATAAAAAGTTCGTACAAGAATGGTTGCATGTTATGCCATGGATTAAAAATCAAACACCCAAAGTTTTTCAAAAAAAATATTTACGCGATAGAGAAATAAAACTTCCATATAAAGCTTGGGCTCCATCATAAATATACAGAGGAATTAATATGGTAAATGAAATAGAGAAAGCACTTGGAGTAGTTGGGGATGTTATTCCACCAGAAGCTTCTTTAAACCCAAAAGTTAAAATGTCTGATGTTTCCCGTTATCCAGTAGAGTTAGAGGGGGGTGAAGATATTGATGATGACTATAAGTATCAAAGAGAGAACTTCTATCGGTTGGTTGAACAGGGTTCTAATGCAATTGAGGGTATCCTTGAACTTGCGAAAGAGGGTGAACATCCAAGAGCATACGAAGTTGCTGGACAGTTAATCAAGAATGTTGCAGAGGTTACTGAAAAACTAGGTGACCTTCAAGAGAAGATGAAGAAACTCAAAGAGGTTCCTGATCATGGGCCTAAGAGTGTAACGAATGCTTTGTTTGTTGGTAGCACCGCTGAGTTGCAAAAAATGTTGAAGGGTAAAAGTGAGTAAGAATAACTACACCAAAGACCTAATGGACTCCATTGCCAAAGACATCCTGAAGTTCTGGTTCGGCACATCCGATATGTCTGAGAGTGTGAAAAAACGACGTATCTGGTTTAAATCTACGCCCGAATTCGATGCAGAATTGATTGCCCGGTTTGCCTCCGTGCATGAATGTGCTGCTGCGGGTGAGTTGGACCATCTGAAAGAAACACCCTCGGAATGCCTGGCGCTGATCATTTCGCTCGACCAGTTCCCGCGTAATATCTATCGAGGCAGTAGCAAGGCGTTTCACACGGATGATAAAGCCTGCAATTTGTCGCATCATGCGCTCGCGCAGGACTTCGATGCTGCTATAAGTCTTGAGGCGCGCAAATTCTTTTACCTGCCGCTGGTACATAGCGAGAAACTGAGCGATCAGGACATTGCGGTTGAAAAATACAAAGCGTTTGACGACGAAAAGTCGCTTGCCTCATCGATTGATCACCGTGATGTAATCGCCCGGTTCGGCCGGTTCCCCCATCGCAACAAGGTTCTGGGAAGAGAGAACACGGCGGAAGAAGAAGAGTATCTCAAAATCCCACCGACTTGGGGTATGACCAAGGACGAAGCAGAGATTGTTGATATGTTGAATGGTAAAAGTGAGTAAGGTTCTTTATTATCACCTAAATTCTTTTCCAGAAATAAGTCAAAGAGACGAATATAGGTTATCAACTACTTTTGGATTACACTCTCCTCGTTTTAGATTTGGGTTTGATAATCAATTAGATTTAGTAGAAAATCCTCTTACAGAATTCCCAACAAATTTTACATCAACTTTCGAAGAACTGACTAATCGCAGAGCGGTAGAATTGTGGGATATTGGGAAACCGATACGGTTGTGGTGGTCTGGCGGTATAGACAGTACATGTGCATTGGTAAGTCTATTGAAAACTAGAAGATTGGATACAAGACTTACCGTTTATCTATCAACAAATAGTGTGCAAGAAAATCCACGTTTTTACGATTTGTTGGTGAATAAGAAAGTAAAGTTAGAGTGGCATTCTGATGAAAACTATATTTACGATAATGATAAATTGTGGAATGGGAAAACAATCAATGTGAATGGTAACGGTGGAGACGAATTATTTCTTGCAATATCATCAACAATGTCTATGGAAGAATTCTTTAAGATTAAAGATAGTGAATGGATTAATGTTATCAAAGACAAAGATTCTGATATGTTAAATGTTATCGAAAAATATATTGACATTTCTCCATACAAACCGAAAACATGCTGGGAATTACTTTGGTGGTTTGCTAGAAGTATAGATGATTTGTCAACAAGATATCACTCACCTAGATTTCTAAAAGACCCATCTGTGTATCATTTAGAATACGCATTTTTCTATACAGATTATTTTGAAAAGTGGGCTTTATCAAACCCACACGTTGGACATAATGGTGACTATAGAACATACAAATGGCCAATGAAAAAATACATATATGACTATGATAAAAATGAAGAATATCTCAACACAAAACAAAAAGAAAGTTCTTTTCCTTTAGTATATAAGAAACAATCACGATATCTAGGTGTTGATCGAGGTCATCATGTTCTCAACAGTATTGTATATGAGGACGGCACATTTGTTAGATATAAATAGAAACATGGAAAAGAATGATATAAAAGAAGGTCCAATACAGAGTCATAATCCCGATGAAAGAGTCTGGGAATATGATGATGATGGTACAAAAATCTACAAGGCAAATCAAGGATATCAACAGAAAACTCCATATACGAGTTCTCATTATTATGGAACGCATTTTTGGAAGAATAGAGGATGACTGAACAAGTCTATCTAGGAAACCCAAACCTCAAAAGGGCTAACGTTGCACAGTCTTGGACGAAAGAAGAACTGCAAGAATATCAGAGGTGCATGGAAGACCCTCTGTACTTCATTCAGAACTACGTCAGGATTGTTTCTCTTGATGAAGGACTTGTGCCGTTTAAGATGTACGATTTCCAGAAGGAGATGGTAGGAACCTTCCACAGTAATCGTTTTACCATCTGCAAACTTCCTAGACAGTCTGGTAAATCCACAACAATTATCTCATACCTTTTGCACTATGTTCTATTCAACGACAGTGTAAACGTTGCAATCCTTGCGAACAAGGCCGCAACTGCTCGTGACCTTCTTGGTCGTTTGCAGTTGGCATACGAACATCTACCCAAGTGGTTGCAACAAGGTGTCATGGCATGGAACAAAGGTTCCTTGGAGTTAGAGAATGGTTCTAAAATTCTTGCAAGTTCCACTTCGGCTAGTGCTGTTCGTGGTGGTTCATATAATATTATTTTTCTTGATGAGTTTGCATACGTTCCTGCTAACGTAGCAGAACAGTTCTTCAGTTCTGTGTATCCTACAATTTCATCTGGTAAGACTACGAAGGTGATGATTGTTTCTACACCACATGGTATGAACATGTTCTACAAGTTGTGGGTGGATGCAGAAGAGGGACGTAACACATATGTTCCTATTGAGGTTCACTGGTCAGAGGTGCCTGGGCGAGACGAGGCATGGAAGGCAGAGACAATCAAGAATACCTCAGAGGCGCAGTTCAACACAGAGTTTGAATGTGAGTTCCTTGGTTCTATTGACACACTTATCTCACCATCCAAACTTCGTGTGATGACTTATAGAGAACCTAAACAATCTAATGCAGGGTTGGATGTTCACATCCCCCCACAACAAGGACACACCTACGTCCTCACCGCAGACGTTTCTAGAGGTACTGCAAACGACTATTCTGCATTCTGTGTGTTTGATGTTACGCAGATGCCGTACAAGTTGGTTGCAAAGTTTAGAGACAACGAACTAAAACCTCTTATCTTTCCCTCAAAGATATACGATGTTGCAAGGGCATACAATCAAGCATTCGTGCTGATTGAGGTGAACGATATCGGTGAACAGGTCGCAAACGCAATGCAGTTTGATCTGGAGTATGACAACCTAGTTATGGCATCTATGCGTGGACGAGCAGGACAGGTTCTTGGTGGCGGGTTCTCTGGTGGTAGGGCACAGTTGGGTGTGAGAACAACGAAGGCAGTCAAGAAGATTGGATGTTCAAACCTAAAACAGTTAGTAGAGGACAACAAAATCATCATAGAAGATTATGACTGTATCAATGAACTCTCTACATTTATTGTAAAGGGACATTCTCATGAAGCAGACGATGGGTGTAACGACGACTTGGTTGCATGTCTCTTCATCTTTGCATGGATGACAGACCAACAGTACTTCAAAGAACTCACTGATAATGACATTCGTAGAACTATGATGCGAGAACAACAGGACTCACTAGAACAGGATATGGCTCCGTTTGGTTTTGTTGTGAACGGATTAGAAGACGAGAATATCGGTGAGATGGTTGACGAGTATGGAACTCGTTGGTCACCTATTGTTAGAAACTATGGTAGTGATTGGTAATCAAACACCCTCACCATATGTGCTCCAATCACTATAATTATATATATGTTAAATAAATTCGATTAAATCGTGGTGTTTCTTGATATAACAGTTATAACAGAGGATAGTTGACTGATCTATGAGATGAAAGACTTCTTTTCGGCTATCATCACTTGTTCCAACTCTCTTTGATACCTTGCGTATCTCTGCATCATGAGGATAGAACTTGAGACACACATGTTCAGATTCACCACAGTGTCTACATGATTTATCAACTAGAAACTCTTCCAGAAGTATCTTACGCTTCTGGTAGTTTCTCCTAGATACCTTTTTGATGGTATCTTTGTATTTTTCGTAATGTTCATTCATAATGTTATTTATATGATATAACACTTATAAATTGAGGGTTTGCAAAACTTCCTTTTTATAAATATCTGTAGAGAATAACAACTCTTTAACTAAGGAGTAAAACAATGGGATTTCTAGTTTCACCTGGCGTTCATGTAAGAGAAATTGATCTTACGAATGTCGTTCCCGCTGTATCAACTTCTATCGGTGCGATTGCCGGTCCTTTTGAAAAGGGACCAGTTTCTACTGTAACAGCAATCTCATCTGAACAGGAATTGGTACAAGTCTTTGGTAAACCTAATGGTTCAAATTTTGAATTTTGGTTTACTGCATCAAGCTTTCTACAATATGGAGATGCACTACGAGTAGTTCGTGCAGAATCAGGTATTGTAAACGCTGTTGCATCTGGTTCTGCGGTCCTTATTCGGGACACAGACCATTATCTTGCATCATATTCTACTGGACAGGGTTCTGTCGGTGAGTGGGCTGCAAGAACTGCTGGTACTCACGGAAATGGTATTGGCATTTCCATCTGCGGTAATGCTACTGCATACGAAGAGAACCTCGGTTCTTCTAACCAGACAACTGGTGAAGATGCTGTTGGTTCAACAACAATCGGTGTTGATGACGGCGCTGCCTTTAGTGTTGGTGATCTTATTTCCTTCTCAAGTGTAGATGCATCTTCAGACGCAACAGCATTCGCATTCAATACTGGTGATGAAGGAAACGAGTATGAAATTACTGCAATTTCTACAAATGACCTTACAGTTCGTCTAAAAGACGATCCAAACGGTTCTGGTGTTAAGGCAATCATTCCTGATAACAGTTTCATTCGTAGACGTTGGCGTTTCTATGACCTATTTGATGGTGCTCCCGGCACATCAGATTGGGCCACTGCAAACGGTCGTGGTACTGGTGATGAACTTCATGTTTGTGTTTATGACACAACTGGTGACATTACTGGTTTCGATGTAGACGTTGCCGGTAACCGCACAAACGGTATCCTTGAAGTGTTTGCCAGCATGTCTAAGAACCCTGTTGCAAAGACTGCACAGGGTGGTGGTAACTACTATCCAGACGTTATTTTCCGTCAGTCTAACTTTATTTACTGGACGGATCACACATCTGCTGGTACAAACTGGGGTACAGATACAACATCAGCATATACCGCTGTAAATGCACCTGTTGTAAGTACCCTTACAAGTGGTACAGATGATTATACAGTAACCGCTGGTGAAATTGCTCTTGCATACGACAAGTTTGCAGACACCGAATCACTTGACATTAACCTAGTTCTAGGTGGTCCAAGTTCTGGTGTTGCAGATAGTGCTTCTGCACAGGACACTCATGTGACCATGATTACAGACCTAGTTGAGTTGAGAAAAGACTGTGTTGGTTTCGTATCACCATATCGTGCTGCTACAGTGAATGTTACATCTAACATCACACAGGCAGACAATGTGATTGATGCATTTAACCTCTGCCCATCATCATCTTACATGGTTTACGACAGTGGATACAAGTACATTTACGACAAGTATAATGACGTATATCGCTTCGTTCCTCTAAATGGTGACACTGCTGGTCTTTGTGCATACACAGATGGTGTTGCAGACCCTTGGTTCTCACCTGCTGGTTTCAATCGTGGTAATGTCCGTGGTGCAATCAAACTCTCCTTCAATCCAACGAAGG